GGATTATACCTATGCTTATTACAAGCCATTAAAGCTAGCCCCGAACTTATAGAAGCATCATGCTTGGTTCTATTATTTATATCAAACTTAGCCCAATCTTCTAAAGTCCTTTGCAAATACATATCGCCATAACCATCTTTTTTTTCTCCTACAAAATCTTCTATATATGTTTCTATAGCAGAAGCATGCGCTTGTTTTATATCTTCACTTGAATTAGGTATACCACCTACTTCTCTTTCCGCTAATGACAATTTGTTGTATGTTTTATCGGGCCTATTAATACTAAATCCTCTATATCCTCTACGTTTTAAATAATAAAGTAATCGAGGTTTATTATTTTCTGCTAATAAAGGCATACTATAAAATACTAAAGCCATAAGCACATCTTCAAAAAACATTTCTGCTGTTGAAGGTCTTGCAATATATTCAAGAAAAAAATGATTAGGCGGTACGTTTTCTATAGAAAATTTTGTTAATCCATGAAGCGATCCGTTAGATCCCCCACCACCAACAACACCACTAATGTCATAGCTATCACATCCAAAAGCTCCCAAATGCTCATTGCCAGGATATTTAATACCATTTTTTATTATTAAGTTATTTTGTTGTTCTTGATCTGGCACCCAAGTAATAAAAAATCTACCATTTTTGTTTGGATAGAACATTACTTTAGTGTCTTTAATTCCGTTTTCCCACTGAAAGTTACCTTGAGTAACCATAGCAGAATTTTTTAATTCTTCGTTATAATCTATTTGTTGATAAATTTTTGTTAAATTAAAAATAGATTGTTTAGCTTCATCTCTAAAAGCATGTTGCTCTGTTCTTGGAAACTGCCGATAATATTCGTTTAATGCATCGGCATCATCTTTTAATCCATCAACCTCATTTTCCCAGTGTTGTATTACACCCTCTGTAATTAAATTTCCTTGTGGATCTAACGTTTCTTTTTTTGGAGTATCAAACACAGGATAACCGTACTGATCAATAAAACCCTCATAATTCCATTCCATAGGAATAAACAGTTTATATAAACCTGTTTTAGTCTGCCCATTTTTATTTCTTAACAAGGTATCTGAACCATCGTACAATTTTTTAAAGTTTTTACCTCCCTTGTCTAAGGCGTTTGATGTTGATCCCATCATGCATTTGCCAATAATTCTACTACCTAATCTTAAACAAGTTTTAGTTACTCGCCAATTGTTAAGTATATTTGTAGGTCTTTCCCATTTTCCTGATTCATCATGAACAAGTAACTTTAATTTTTCACCATCATAACTATTATCACCTGTATTTTTCCAATCAATAGTTGTGTCTAGCCCGTCAAGCTCAGTAGCCATTTGGTTATCTTCTAGCTTACGTCTTGTAAATTTAGAAGCAGGCACTCTGTAAGCTAACTCTGTTTTCGGACGGTCCATCCCGTCTTGTATTGGCTTAAAGAAAAACGGATAGTTTACCGAGATTGGTACAACTTTATCCGTAAACATTTTTTTAGCATCAGCCCCTGATTTGGATAGTATGCCGAATCTAGAGTCTGAAGATATCGTAGCTGAATTAACTGTTTCTCCCGACGACATGAATGAAAATCCAGAGCGTCGATTTTTAAGGTAACAAATACCGTACGATCTTGAATCCGCTTTGCAGGCTTCCCAGAATATATAGAATAATCTATTTGATTCCCTAAAGTCCGGTAATCCGACATCAATTTTGGACCACTGCAGGTACATGTAGTGAGTGCCAGTAATGTAAGTAGGCTTACCTTTATTAATAAACCAAAACCCTTTTTCACGTCTTTCAAATTCTTCATCTATATATGGATGCCATTGCTCTTTAAAACTATTTGGATAAGCATTCCAATCCTGGACACTTTTAATTTTTTTTAACAACTTAGGATACTCAGTGGCTTTCCACTTATTTTCTCCTAGGTCTTTTGCATTTTCTGTTTTGGGTAATGCAATCATTACATTACCAATTTCGTATATATCGCCTATCTTTCCGGTTTTACTAATTACAACAACATCGTGTTCTTTGTTATAACCGTATTCCCATTTGGCATAGCGATTTTTTTTACTAATTACAGAAGGTTTTATATAATCTTTTGTAATTTTATATAATGTTTGTTCGTAAGCCATTACTTAGATCTCCCCTCTGCAAACCCTTTAAATTTAGGCTTACTTTCTTTATCATTAGAATCCGCAATCATCTGCTCTTCTTCTTGAATTTTATTTAATATTTCAAAAGCGTCAAATATGCAAAGCTTTTTAGTAGCGGCAGCATTTTTAAGTCTGTCAGCAGATATATCTTCTTCTGAGTCAACGATCTTTTCTTTTGCTACCTTTACTAATTCTTTAATTGCTTCGCGCCCAGCCGCTATTATATTCTTCTTCGTTTCTATCGAGCTCATACTTTATAACAATATCATTTGATTTCATACAATACATAATCTGATTATCTATAACAAATTCCCATTCGCTATTTGGCGTAAATCCAATTATGTCCCCTGGATTGATTCCAGCACGTTCTAAGGACTTATTACCTATTTTTAGTATACCAATAAGGCTAGCTGTTTTATCGCTACTAAAAGGGTCTTTATTTTTAACCGGAGCAACAAAGCATCTATCACCAAATGATTTCCAGTTCTTTTTGCTTTTGTACAAATATATTTGATCTATTGCACACATAAAAAGTCCGTCCTTAAGAAACGATCTACTATTTTTTTTAAGTCCTTTCATATCATAAAAAACTCTAAACACGTTATGATGCACTACAATTAGATCACCTTTTTTTATGGGTGTTGCAAATGCCGCTGGAGTTTCTACAACTTCCGCTATATTATTAACGTGCTTAAAACTTTCTATAGAAGTGTTGGTCACAAGGTTCACTTCCCCAACCTTTACCGTATTATCATATCTTTGGCCTACCGGCTTTATGATAAAATCGTATATACTTCTCATTAGTACTCCAAGTCATACTCAACGGATATTGCCATGTTAGAATTAAATTTCTTCCATGGCATTACCTCATTGTTCTTTTTTATAAATATATTATAAGAATTATCAGACTCTTCAAATATTATATGAGAAATTTCGTGCCCACCGTAAACTGTCTGCTTAACAGAGTAATGCATTGCTTCGTTCTTATAGTCAGCACCAATGCTAATTTTTCTTATAACATTATCCATAACATTAATCTTTATCTGCTGGAACTATTTTTTCGTAGCTTCCATCAGTTAAATCAATGTTTATAGGCCCATACTCCTTTTCTATTGTAGCTTTAAATTCATCCATTTCTTTTTCAAGCATATTTACTTGGTAAATAGCTTTTGCTTTTTGAACTTCTAAGCCTCCAATATGCGCACAATACTTTTGCAAGTCTGCTTGCAATCCTTGTACTTTTTCTAATTGTTCTTTACTAATTGATAAGTTTTCTGATTTCATTTTTTTTACTTTACTCATTTTTAATTTAATTTAATTGTTAATTTATATTAATATCCTCTACCCCCGTAGCCTGAACCTTTGGTTTCTTCTTGGGATGGTTTTGGTTTTGGTTGTTTTGATGGTGAAACCATTTCTTTTACGAAAGTAGTTACATAGCTTCCTATGTCTCTATTTCTTCCTGATGTGCGCCACCCGGCACCACTGCCGCCAAAATCTCCCAATGACTTTCTGGGACCGCCATCATCCATTGATTTTTTATCTGCTTTATCTAAAGCATTTTGTAATCTACTTTTTTCTTGTTTTAAGGGTACTCCATTGGTTAGAGCTTCAACTTTTTTGTTTGCTAAAGGTGCTCTACCGGGTTCTTGCATGTATGCCATTGTTTCTTGTTTTAATGTTAATATTAGTGTTAATTTTTAATCTTTTTTTATAAATAAGGAGTCGGTTAATAAAAAAGCTAAATGGCTATTTTCAAAATAGGCTCCTACAATTAGTAATGTAATGAATAAATATTTCATTTGATTATATTTAATAATTATTTTTTAAGTGGTGTTTCTATAACGTATTTAGCATGAGGAAAATAATAATCATATCCTGGATACATTATTTGAGTATATCCCCGGTCGTCAGTCCCTAATACTTTAAACTTGACTCCTTTCATTGTTATGTGCCCTCCTTTTATGATATTTTGAGGTTTGTTAACGTCAGGGCTGTTTTTTAAATAACCTTTTTTAGAAGTTTTCATTTATGAATTTTTATAAGCTTCAGCTTCCCAAGGCAAATTTTTTGCTCCTTCTTTCATAGTGCTTCGTGAATAAGCTTTTCCTTTCCAATAAACATTTTTATCGTCATAGTTTAAGTCACCTCTTTTTATTTGATCAATGTGCACCATTTCATGGTCTATCACATTTTTTTCTTTTAAAGGGGACAGATTATTATTTAATATAATTGTGCCTTTGTTGGTAGCTAAACCATTAGTATCATCACCTATATCTTTATGATAAATAGGGGTATTAAATATTTTATAAGGAGCACTAATTTTAAAAGCCATGTTTACGTTATTTTTTTAGCTTGTTTGTTATTTTTTCTCCTGATCTTACTACAAAGTAACCACCAACGGCGGTTATCATAAGTGCTTTAAGAAGATCGATCCATTCCGGATCTATGTTAAACGGTATTGATGAAGTGCTATCTAATATAACGAACAGAAACATACTTACTAATAAAAATGACAATGTTAATGGTCGTACGTTTTTTGATAACCAACTATCTGAATGCAAATCTGCTTCCCAACGTTTAGTTATCTCTTGTTCTCTTACTGCATCTGTTTCCAGCTCAGCGAGCAATATTCTTTTATCTAATTCAGATAATTCAGGATCGCCTTTAATCGCATCTCCTAATTTACTTAATGCTTCAACCCCAGTTAATGATCCTGCCATATCTAGCAGTTCTGGTGCAAACTTTTTTCCTTGAGCGGCTAAGAATCTTAAGGCTTTTCCTACAGCCGTTCCTTCACCACCGTTTTTCTTTGCGTTTGGATTCTTACTCATAATTATCGTTTTCGTGTAACTCTTACACAGTTATTAACTCTGCGGTTACCTTTCATCTTTGTACCTTTCTTAACGTATCCAGTCCAGCAAGGTGTTGATTTCTTTTTTCCTTTCATATTAACAGTTCCATTTTCTTCGCGCAGCTAATCCTCTTTCTGACTTCCAACCTTTAGATCTTGCACAAAATGATTTACGTCTCTTAGCAGCTTTACTGCCTTTCTTTAATTTTGAAGGGGGTGTAGTCACTGCAGTTTTTAATTTACTACCGGGATTATCTTTGCGGTACTTGGCAACTCCTTTGGCGGTCATTCCTCCACCGGCTTTCTTACCTGTACCCTTTCCCTTTTTTACTTTTGCGTAGTTTCCTTTTGATTTCTTACGCGAAGGTGCCTTACCTCTTTTCTTAGGTGCTGCTTTTTTCTTAACTGCCATTACTTTTTCTTTTTAGGTTTAGTATGCGTGTACCCCTGTTTTTTTAGTGCGTTATGTTGAGCCATAGTTTTAGCTGTTTTTATAACTTTACCTTTGTACATCTTATGTACTTTAAATTTTTTTGTAGCCATCATTCTAATGTTTTATCCCAACGGGCTCTAGTCTTTCTTATATCGTAGTGAGTAAATGTGTTATACTTGCCGAGACCTCCTTGTAATATATGTCCGTGCTCAGTTAAGTTATCTATGGTTTTGTAAACCTCAGACGGATCTAAATCGTTTATTTGAATATCAGCAGCTTTACCTAAAATATGCTGAGAGTTTGAAACCCCACCAACCTCTTTATTGTGCTCAGGACATCTGTATGCGTTTGTTAATTTAATAGGCTTTCTTACAAAATCCCTAATATATTGTAATTGACTAGCTAGCTTAGTTACTTCTATAAGTACATCGGCAGGCATCTCACAACCGCATTTACATTCAAATTCTGATTTATTAAAGTTATTGGTTAACTTCATTAATAACCCTCTTTAGCACACTGAGTAATAGGTTTACCTGGTTCCATACCGCAGCCGCAATGAGCTTTTGATATTTCCATGTGATTACGCGAATTGCCTTTAGCGGTTGGTCTACCTTCCATATTTAATGGCCCGTCCCATAATGCTGATGCTCCTGTGTTTCCGTTTTTCATATCTATTATTTTATTATTATATAACTACTCCTTGCGCAGCAGCTTTTTCTTTATCCCATCCCCTAGCTATACCCATCGCTCTTTGAGCTGCATGAGCCGGTGTCATATTGTGTTCAAAACCTGGGGGTGGTGGTGTAGCGTAGCCTGTTTGGCTTTGAAAATCGCTACCCGCAAATTCTTGTGTTTCATATACTTTTTCAGGAGTCGCTTGAACCTCTTGTCTTCTTCTAAAACCTCTTGATCCATTCATTCCAATAGCAGTTCTTTGTTCCATACCTGGCATGTATTGGCTACCCCCTGTAGATCGCGCGTAACCTCTATTTGTATTACCCATTATACCTACTCCCCCAACTCCGGCTACTGCTCCCGCAATGCTATTGCCCGAAGCGGTTCCTGCGTTAGCGGCTGCTCGTTGTGCTTGGGTTTGACGATCTGCCATTATTTTATCATTAAGACGCTGCATTCCTACACCCATAAAATTTTGCATTGCCTGAGGAATTGCCGGTCCTACCGCGTTATTGGTACTTGAATCTTGATATCCTGTCTGGGATTTTCTAGCTAATTTACCCGCTATGCCTGCTCCGGCTGCCATTGCCCAACTCATAATTATCTTGTTTTATCTTTATTAACTAATTTCATAGCTCTAGCATCTAATTTGTCTGAGTATGATTCTTTTTTCATTACTTTGTTACGTCTAATAGACATTGGAATGTCTTCTTCTCCAAGCATTATACGATACATTTGTTGTATCAAACAATTTGCTTTATGACTAATTTTATATAAACTATACTGTTTATCTCCATTATTTGCTTTACGCCAGATCTTCACCCAACCGTTTTTAACTAGCTTATTCCATCTCCGATTGTCCCAACTATATGTTAGCGTACCTTCTTCAAAATCTGTTCGTTTAAACTCTCCTATACAATCAAAATAAATAAGTAGTTCAATATCTGAACTAGTAAGATCATTATTTTTGCAAGCCCATCTGCGTACAACTCTGTAATGTTTTAGTAAACCTAGCTCTCTTAAATCTTGCCCGGTTAGTTTTCTCATAAAACAAATACTACATCTTGCATCTTGATAACTTGATAATCATCACCGTCAACTTCTATCCTGTGACCTGCGTGCCTATCGTAATAAACTTCATCTCCTGCGTTTAAACCTGCACAAAGATCACCAACTGATTGTATCTTTGCTTTAACGTATCTTATATCTTGCCTTTGACTCTCTGAAAGTAACAGGCCACCTTTAGTAGCCTTGATACCTTCTTTTTTTTTATTGATTAATATGTTATATCCTATTGCTTTCATATTACGCTCTTAGATTAGACATTATGCAGTTAGTAGACAATATAGTTGAAGCTACTGACGCTGCATTCCTTAATGCTGACTTTGTAACAAGCACTGGATCTATAATACCAGCTTTAAACATATTTACTGCTTTGCCTGTTCTTGCGTCAATACCCCAATCTTTACGATCTACAATATCAACTAATAGTCCTGCATTCTGTAATATAATTCTGTAAGGAGCAATAAGCGCTTCCATAACAATTCTTTCGGCTTGTGTCTTAGTTTTAATCTTTACAGTAGCTTGAGCTAATGCAACACCTCCACCCGCAACAACACCTTCTTTAATCGCTGCTTTAGTTGCACATATTGCATCT